TTCGATAAGTGAGCCCGCGCCGACATAGTCGACGCCGTTGACCGTCAATGGGCCGTGGCCGCCCCAAAAGCCAAACATGCCTTCGGGCAGATCGAACAGCAGCAACACCGTACTCGCATAGGCACCCTTGGCGATTTGCGCCAGGATGGTCGGGTCGATGTTTTGCACGGCGCCTTACAGCAGCGTTTGAATGGCTTCAAAACTGATGGGCAGGAAGCCCGACCGTTCACCTTTCCAGCTACCCGGCTTGGGGCGCATCAGACACCACGCGCGGACAAGCGTTGCCGTAACAGGAACGGCCCCCGGCGTGCGCAACCACGGTCCAATCGTAATTGGTGCCGTCACGCCCGAACCGTTGGCGGTGATCGGTTCGAGGGCTTTGACCAGGGTCTGGCCACCGAGCCACGGGAACGAAATGTAATCGCCAACACTCACTTGATAGCCCGCCGGCAGGCCGCCGAGTGTGATCGTGTCGCCGCTCACCGCCGTCACTTGGCATAGACCGTCAAAGGGAAGGCCGCCGGGAAGGTCGAGGCCAAACACGTCCTCGCCATAGGCGAGCGGATAGCAGCGGCGCGGATCACGGCCCTTGAAGCTTTGCGCGCCGCCGCGCAGTGACAGAAACCACGCGTGCCATTTGCCGTACTCGGTTTCGTTGAGCAGCCGTGTCGTCATTGCCAGTTGCCAGAGCGAGCCGCCCATGCGCTCTTGAAACGTGATGCCGCCACCGGCCGCGCGCGAGAGCTCGCCGAGCGGCGCATAATCGAATGTGCATTGCGTCGCGATCACGTCGGCGTCGGGAAAATCGCGCGGATAGGTGATGGTCATGCGAACACCGAACGGCGGCGCAATTCGGAGGTTGCGTGCGCCACGTCGGCAACGAAACGTTTGTCTCGCGCAGCCAGCATTTGTTGCATCTTGGCAATCACGCTGTCATCGGCGTTGCCTTGGATCACGATGCTTGTGCGTTGCCCGACAACGTTGCCGCCACCGCTCGACCCTGACACATCGTTCGGCGTGACCATGATGGGTTCACCGCCAGCGCGCAGCAATCGCGGGTTAGGACCATGCTCGCCCACGTAGGCGAGCCCGCCGGCCGGGATCACGCCGCCCTCGGCCGCGTGACCAATGCCGCCAAACCCAAGCTCCGCACCGCCGGCAAGCACGCCGGTCGAGCTACCACCACCACCCTTGAACGCGCCGAGCAGAAAGCCCGCAATGCCGCCCGTGCCGCCGGTCGATGAGGCGGTGCCGAGCATTTTGGCAAATGCGCCCTCGCCCGTGATCGCCGCCAGCATCATTTGCTTGGCCACGTTGCGCAGCACGCTGGCCATGATGTCCCCAAACTTCGCGCCCTTTTGCGTGGCTTGGTCGAGAATGTCGACCAACTGATTGCCAGCGTAACGCATCGCCTCGTTGGCGCCCTCGAACGATCGACGCGTTTCAGCAAGCTTTGTCGCGGCTTCACTCGCCGAGCTTGCGACCCGCAAGAACGTCGAGGCTTGCTCTTTCGACAAGGTGATGCCGGCCGCCTGCAGGGCTTGCGTGGCTTCCATCGAGCGGCGCAATTCGCCGTACTTCGCAATCTGCTCATCGGTTATCTTGTCATCGTCTTCGCGCGCGGCTTCGAGCAGTTTCAATTCAGCGCGCAACGCCTCGTGCTTGCCGGCGGTAAAGCCGACCGCGTTTGCGTCTGCTACCAGTGCGGCGGTGTGACGTTGCACCGCCTCGGTTACGCTGTCGTAACGCGATTTGGTGTCGTCGTCGTCTTTCGCGCCAGGAATTTTCGTCCCGCCCTCTTTCACGGGCGTTTGCGGGCGCACCGTAATGCGGTTCTCAGAGTCAATCTGTGCTTGCCGCGCCGCGACCAATTCCTGATCTGCGCGCGACAACTGCATTTTCCGAACGATGTTGAGGTCTTCGCGCGTGGCGGTGCCTTCCTGCAGCCGATTGAACGCGCCGTAACTCGATGTCAGATCGTTCGCAAAACGGATAGCCGTGTTGAGGCCGTCAATGATCGGCAGCAACCATTCCTTTGATGTCTGGCCCAAGCTTTGGAGCGCGCTTGTCCATGCGACTTCAAACGCCTTGGCCTTGTCGACCATTTCGGCTGACATGATCGTGCCGTTTGCGTGCGCCTGCTCGGCAATCCTGGCGAGGGCTTCGGGTCCCTCTTGCAACACCTTGACCCATTCTTTCGACAGCCCAAGCATGGTCGCGATTTTTTCCGCATCGAGCGGCGTCTGCGCGTTCGAGATCAGCTTGGCCGCAATCGTCAGGGTTTCAGCCAGACCGATAACTTGCCCTCTGCGGTCTTTGAACTTGATGTTGTTCTCATCGAGCAATTTCGTCAGATCGTTTTCGGTTCGGCGCGCATCGTTCAACAGGCCAGCGACCTTGACCAAGTCATCGGCCGATTGCTTGGACGTCAGGCCGCTCTTGCTGCCAGCCGCCTGCAATTCCTGAAATGTCTCGATGTCGGTGCGCGTGAGTTTGGCTTGGTCGCTGAGGTGCGCCATTGCCTCGATGTTCTCTTTGACTTTTTTCAGCAGATTTTCGAGGCCCGAAAACAGGCCCTGCCCGAACCCCTGCCCGATGCCCTGAATGATGCTGCCGCTAATGCCGATGTTGGCGTTGTTGAACGATTGCTGGATTTGATTGACGGCGCCCTGCGCGACGCGCGCGGCCTCATCCATGCTCGCCTTGAACGGCTCAAGGCTAACACCGATCGGGACAACCAATTCAGCCATGCATCACCTAAAAATCGCCGAGCAAATGCCCGATCGACGCGCCGACCGATTGCGCGCCGCCACCGCCCATCGGATTGGTTTGAATGACAACGTTGGTTTGGTTCAATTCCGCGACCGCGTTCATCACCTCGGCCTCGATGCGCGTGCGGATGCCACGCGCGCGCGCCCGGTACGTGTTCCAGAAAAATGGCCGCGCGCGTTCCTTGTGCGTGCCGAACTCGGTCGCAAGCGAGTAGTCGTAGCCGCCCGGCGTCGTCGTCGCGCGCCCGCCAGCCGTCACCAGAAAGACGAGTGGTGATTTGCTTTTCTTGACCCGGATTGAGCCGCGCAGATCGCCGTGGCGCGAGTGGACGCGCGCGCGCATCGCGGTGGCAAGGTCCTCGGCCTCTTTCTCGATGCGCTCGCGCAGTTTGCGTTCGTTCCAGCCATCGCGAATGATGTGCAAGGCTTCACGCATCTGCTCGCGTGTCATCAGCGGCACGGCTGCCATTCGTTTTGCTCCCGAGTTTTGACGCGCGATATGTCGCGAAACGATCAACCATCCCGTCAAACTCATCGTCATCCATTGGCTTGGGTTCTGGCTCTGCGCCGTGCACGGCGTTCCAGCCGTCGACCATCGCGGCGAATTGCCAGAACGAACAGGCGTCAACCTGATCAGGTGCAAAGCCTAGTGCGCCGCCGAGGCCGTAGATTGCGGAGAGGACGAGACGGTCTGAGGCGCCGTCTCCGCTTGTGGCTTTCCCACGGGGTCATCCGGCACGCCGGCAAGCGCCGCCTGCATGACAGCAGCGGCAACCAACATGCTTTCAAGTAGCGGGCGTTCCTCGACGTATCGTTTGACCATCGCGAGTGCTTCGAATGGCTTCATGCCGCCACCGATCAGACCGAGCCGCAAAATCTCGCGCACATCGTTCGGCCACGCATCGCTTGACAGCGTGAGCCGCCACAACGTCATCGGTCCAATCACGGGCGAACCCATTTCGAGGCGTGGCCGGTTCACCACCTCTTGCAACTCGCGCATCTGACCGATAGCCAGGCGAAAGCGGTGCTCGCCGTCAGCCCAGTTGAGAGAGATCGAGCCATCTGCACTCATGGGCCGGTCAACACCATTTCGCCGTCCGACACGATGTTGACGGTCATGTTGACGCGTTGTCCGCGATCGGCGGTGATCACAAGCTCTTGCAGCTTGCAAGGACCTTCCCAGGTTTTCTTGAATGTCGGCGTTGCATCATCGAGCGTGATCTGCACCGTTTTCGTTGCGCCCGATTGCCACCAATCTTCCCATGTCGAAAAGCTTTCTTGCGCCACAACGCCCGTGCCTTTGATCGTGGCTTGGTATGACACGACATCACGCGCGAGCCAGGACGGCGCGTCAGGGTCGGTACAGTCAGGAATGTTCGTATCGTTCATGTTTGCGCTACGCGTGAAGCCTTTCGTCGTCAGGCCGCACGGGTCCGCAAACACCTCTGGCGCCGCGCCATCGCCAAGCAGGATGAGAAATTTCGAAAACGGATAAGTGGTTGCGAGCGCCATTGTTGAACTCCTTTCGATTACGCCGGTTCTGCCCACACGTGGAAAGTCACCACCGCATGCGCCGTGATGCCGTCCGGGTCGCGTAGGTATTGGGTTTCGGTCGCAACAATCTCGACGAGGTGTTGACCATCAAGCGCGAGATTGAGCGCGGCTTTGTCGAGCGCGTGCGCGATCGCGGCACCGAGCCGCTTGACCTCGACGCTGGCAGGGCCGATCGCCCAACCATCTAACTGAATAATCGCCTCGCCGCCGTCGAGGCAGTCGCCGCCGTCTGGCAACAGTTGGAACGTGCCGAGCGACACGTAAGGCATGACGGCATTAGCCGGCACGCCGTCGTAGATACGGCCGGCAACAAGCGCCATGACGGCCGCATCGGCTTTCAACGTCGCGACGATTGCCTTTTGCAAAGGCAATGACGGGTCCGAATAGGCCATGGTGCGCTACGTCGAAACGCCGGCCTCGGCGAGCACGTCAATCCATTTGCCATGCTGCACGTCGCCACTGTACGGGTCGGTGACAGAACGCACGTTGTAGGGCGTGCCGGTTTTCTCATCGGTCACGCGCCAGTCGGTTTTGATAGTCACGGTGTCGGGCGATTGCCGCATGCGAAACACCGCCGGCTGCCGACCGGCAAGGCGCGCGGCCTCGACCGTCTCACCACCGAGGCGCGGCGTGATGTTGGCCCAGACCGAAAACATGTCATCCCAACCCGTCGTCACGTTGCCGTATTCGTCGCTTGTTTGATTGGGCCGCGCGAATGTCACCCGGCTGCGCAATTCGCCAGCGCCGTTAGCCTTGCGCGTGTCAAAGCCGGAAGGCATTGCGCGCATCTTTCACAAGGTCGCCAGCCGCAACGTTGTCCGAACCAACGATGCGACCGGCTGCGGCGCGTTCGATTGCGCGGGCCGCGTTTTCGAGCACGCGCCGGTAGGTGATGCCGGCGCGAAAGCGAACGAACTTGCGCCGATGGCAGCGGTAATCAAAATCGCGCCACACCTCGACGGTTTTCATGCGCGCGGCAGCCAATAGGTTGAGATCACGTCGGTGAGCCAGCCAGGACTTGACGCCTGTACGGTCGGCACCAGTATTTCGCGGTGCTCGTAGAGGTGCGCGCTGTAGCGCAACACGGCATCGAGCACGCCGCCGGGCATGGTCGCGATGTCGGCATAACCACTCTTGAACGTGACAACGAGGCCGCTGGCCCATGCGCCGTTCAGCGCATAGATGCCCACGCCATGCGTGCTCATCGTGCTGACGCTGTAACTCGCCGTGACGTCGTCAGAACCGATGACCGCAGTGACTTCATCAACCGGCGTTTCGGTAAACCGCGCCACACTGTTCGCGGTGAAATCGTCCCAATCGGGCGTCCACTCATACGTCGACGGGGCGAGCGTGACGTTGGTGTAGCGTTCAAACCAATCGATCGCGCGCGCCAGGACGCTTTTGATGAAATTGTCCTCGATGGTGCTGTCTATCCGCATGTGCTCTTTGGCGAGCGGCAGCAATGCAGTCGGCAACACAGCGACATCACGCGCGGTGATCTTGATCGACGCCACGGCGTCACCCGATCAGTGTTGCGAGGTCGACCGAGAGGGCCGAGCCATCGGTGCGCGTGAAAATCAACGCCGTCTCGACAAGCTCGACGTGCGCAAGGCCGATGCCCGGCGGACCGCGCTCGCCCTTTTCGCCGCGCTCGCCCGGCTTGCCCTTGACGCCCTTGGCGCCAAGCATCCATCCCTCGCCAGGACATGGGCCGGGCGCGTCCTTGACGGCGCGCCATTCCGAACCGTTGAGCGTGACAACGT